ATGTTAACGGAGGGAATAAGGCATCGGGTGTTTTAATTGCCATATCGGGCGGAGGTGATCTTGACCTGGACATAGCATGTGAAAAATTAAAAACAACCATAAGTGGTGGAGGAGACGCCTCCATCGTTGCAGGAGAGAATGTTTCAAAGGCAGCGATTCACATCACCGGCGGGGGTGATCTGTCAATGAAAGTTGGTGCTGCTGAATGCCTGGTAAGCATTGGAGGGGGAGGAGATGCCTCATTGGCCGGCTCGGCGGAAAAATTCAACGGGGAGATTAAGTCAGGGGGAGATCTCAGTGCGGCTGGATTCAAAACCAAAACAGCAAAACTGGATCTGACAGGAGGTAGCATTGCCCGGATCCATGTAGATGAAGAGCTAATTGTGAATGCCACAGGCGGATCGCAGATATATGTCAGCGGGAACCCGCAGATCGATTCAAACCTTAGCGGAGGATCCAAGGTACACAGCAAGTAATCGGTATGGAATCCCGAAACTGCCTGTGGCTTCATGAGAAGTCAGAGGAATCCCTTTCTGTTTACAGAAGGGAAGATGTTATAGCAGAAAGGGAATTATTGCTTTTCTCTCAGAGGGATAATCCATGAAGTTATCCCGGTACCACTTGTGATGATCCAGGGCCCTTGGCACCAGGTTAACCACGGTCCAGACGGCAAATGCCAGGGCGGCGGGACTCCAGGTCATTATAGCAAAGCCGGTCCATTCCAGGATCTCTCCGAAAAAATTTGGACAGGAAACATACCTGAAAAAACCACCGTTGGGGATGGCATATCCGTTTTGCGAAGCTTTACGCAGGGCAAGGAGGATATTATCTGAACGGATGTTGATGACCATGCCGGCCAGGAATAGTATTCCCCCGAGAATGAAACGGATATCGTACAACCACTCATTGGTGTATCCCATGGATGCCGTTCCGAAATAATACCCGTTTATGAAACCGTTCACAAGGTTGAAGAATATGGCAAACAGAATATGATTAAAAATTTTAAGGAGGTAAAATAAATGATACACGATCTAATCACAGTGCTAGTTCACTTAGGAACATTTGCTTTCATACTTTATTTCATTAAGGAGATATTAAAATGAGTTGGACTATGCACTATGGATATCTGAATGATACAGATATTCTTGATACAACAATTTTTGTTAAGGAGAATGAGCGTAGCTATTTAGCAGTTGCGCTTTTCTCAGGTAAGTCAAAATCATTCTATAAGAAAGATGCGAAGAAACTTTTGAATAGAATATCTAATCCTAAAAACTTAACAAAAGACTGGGTTGATAGTTTTATCAATCCTGCAGACAAAGCTAGTAGTGATTTTATGAGCAGAATGTTTGATCAGAATAATCACACTAGAGAAATCAAACAATTCCTTGAAGGGAGAATACATGACTAAACTAGAACTAATCTATGGCAAAAAGCCAAAGAGAGAAGAATTTATCACAAAGGCTCTACCAATAGAGTTATGTGATGAAATTGAGAAAATAACTAATGGCTATGATGCGCCTTTTTACATTAAGGTAAAAGCATTTGTAGAACATTATAAGAAAACACCAAACGCTAAATACTAACCAAAGGAGGAACTTTTATGGAAAAGAAAATATTTAGTACAACTCAATACGATAACTTTACTTTCTTTGAAGGTAATAGATCGGTAGATCAAAACAGGATCAAACAATTAATGGAAAGTATTAAGATTAATGGTTTGATTAATCCGCTAGTGGTATCTCAGAACTTGGAGATTATTGATGGCCAGCATAGATACGCTGCATTAAAAATCTTACAGATGCCTATTGACTATCATATTCACAATGTGGATAGAGGTCAGCTAATCTCATTAGTAAGAGATATCAATTCAGTTCAAAAGAATTGGGATAATTATGATATTGCTAATGCCTATGCCGTACATTCACCTAATAAGATCCATTACAAAAGATATTTGGACTTAGTTGATCTAGGTATTAATCACTCAGCAGCTTTAGAAGCATGTGGTTATTTATCTGTAGGTGATAATGAAAAAGGCTATAGCAAATTCTACAAGAACTTTAAGAATGGCAATCTGGAGATTACCGAACAGGTATTCAACAATGTTAAAGGGTTTGTAGCAACTTTAGTTCAATCACCTTTTGAAAAGAAGATTTGGAATAAGGCACACTTTATTAGAGCGTTATTACATCTTCATAAGTTATATAAGTTAGACATTAAGAAGTTCTTTAGAGCCTACGAGAATAATCCTTATAAGTGGAAAAAAGCATCTACTTATGATGATCATAAAACTTCTATGGTAAAACTTTATAACTTTAATAATCAAAGACCAATTAAGGTCTTGTTTCAATAGGAGGAACTATGCAAGAAAAAGAAAAATCAGTCTGTGATATTTGTCAAGGAAATCATTATTTCATTGATCAAGATGGTAATGTCAATCAATGCCCTGAGTGTACGGCACAAGGCTATAAAGACGAACAGGAGAATATACCCAATGAAACCAGAAGCTAAACCATTTAGTCATATACTAACTAAGTGCTTTGAATTAGAGGGTGAATTTTCTATTCCACTAATTAAAAAGGAAATAGTGAAAACGCAAAAAGTTAAATATACAACTTATTCTTTTCCTGATACTTTAGTCATCAAAAAACAGGAGGTAAAAAATGACTAACACTGATAAGCTGCTATCCGCACTTGAAGCAGCAAAGAATGAGTTTAAGCCATTACAGAAAAACGGCAAAAACAATTTCTTTAAAACTCAAAACGGAGTGCATGAATACAGTACCTTAGTAGATATCAAAAATGCTACAGACGAAGCATTAAATAAACATGATCTATCATTGTACTACACAATCACTTTTGAAAATGATCTTCAATTCCTGACTACTAACTTAGTACACACAGGATCAGGTCAGTTCATAACTTCAAGATCAGTCTTAGGTAATCTATCAAACAATCCTCAACAAATTGGATCAGCGATTACTTATTACCGCAGATATCACATTCAGGCTATGTTAAATCTGGAAGCTGATTTTGATGATGATGGAAATAAAGCATCAAATCCAAAGCCTAATAATACACCGATTAAAGGAGGTCTATAATGACTGCATATGTGACTTTGTTTTTTAATGACAAAAAACAAGACGGAGATAACTTACCACTTTATCAAAATGGTAAAGTTAAATTTGATGAAACTATTACCTTAGAAGCAGGTAAGGTTTATGAGATTGCGTTATGGAAAAAAACCGAAAATAAAAATGGTGATCCTATGAACGCAGTGAGCATCAAGATTGATGAGAGCGATTACTGGAACAATAAAGAGCCAGAAACTACGCAGCAGTCAAATCCGCATGAAAATATCCCATTCTAAAAGAGATATTATCAAGGATAAAAAATACCTGATGTGGGTATGTAGTTTACCCTGCATCTCATGTCAGGTAAGGGATGGAACTTATAAGATCAGTGAAACGATACAGGCTCACCATGTTCAACTTAGAAGATACGGCGCTATGATTAGAGATGATAGTAGAGTAGTGCCGTTATGCTTTTACCCATGTCATCACTTACTACATACGAAATTTGGGGAAAAGAAATTCTGGGGTGATCTAAACTTTGATCCGATAGAGTACGCTGATAAACTATACAAACATTACAAGGAGAAGCTAAAAAATGAGAAAAGTACACGAATATAAAATCAAATCTCTATTCAGGGGATTTGCACCAGTTAGAGATAAAGTAATCAATGACTGTAAACGCAAAAATGAAGATATTGCGATTTTGGTCTATGAGAAAAAGATGATCCTGCCTATAGAAAGTTTTGGCAGCTTCGCTTATTCCGTACCAGTCAAAGATAAATTCACTTCTGATATTCATCAGTTATTATACTTTGAATTTAAAGAAGAAGATAAACAACAAACTAATTTATTCTAAGGAGGAACTATGAATAAAGATAATTTTAGTAAGTTTGACTTGCTACCTATGAGTTATTCCAAATTAAATTCTTGGAAGTCATACCCAACTCAATTTATCATCAATAAAATCTATAAAATAAATACAGGAACTAATCCTGCTATGTTTACAGGGATCATTGTTGAGGAATTATTAAAGGATCTATTACAAGGTAATGATAGTGAAAATAATACTTATCATGCTCTTAAAGACTTTCAGCGGCAGTTAGCGGATTATCATGATCAGGATGAAGTAGCTAAATACTTAAAACTAATTCCAAAGTATTATGAAAACTGTAGAGCCTTGTTTAATAGATTTGGAAATCAACCGCTACACTCTTATCAAGAAGAACTAAATATTGATATTGAGGTGGATGGTGTAAAAATTCCTTTTGTTGGATATTCTGATTTTGTCTGGGATTTAGGCGAGGAAGGGATGTTTATTTTTGATCTCAAGACTAAAGGTAGAATGGCAATCAATCATTCAGATAAGTTGCAGCAGCTAATCTATAAAAAGGCATTAGAACAGAAATACCAAAAACCAGTTCACTGCAGTTTATTTGTAGTCACACCTACAAAGCATCACTTTGAGGAAATAGAATTTACTGATGAACATGAAATAGAGATCAGAAATATCCTTAAAGGTATGGATAGGGTGCTGCAGGTATGTGATGAGCCAAAAGACTGGGCATATATCTATCAACCTAATGTAGATGATTTTATTTGGAATAATCCAAAGATGGTTGAAGCTAGGCGGCAAATATGGGGTATCTAATGGTTAGCAATAGAGGATTTGTACCTAACAAAGAAAGAGTAATTATTAGATGCGAAAATTGTTGGAGAAAATTTACTAAATTTATGTCAATAAGATTGTATCAGCATAAAGAAATCTATAAATGTATAAGCTGCTACAATAAGGGGAGAAACTTAAATGGCTAAAATGATATTTATCAATTATTGCCCTGATGATCAATTATCTGGGTGCATGATCCTTAGTTATAAAGCTGAATTAACTTATAGAAGGCTACAGGATCTAATTTATACCAATGATGATCTATTATTTGATGATCCTATCATCTGGGAACTAGCAACTAGAGGATTTTGCGAAGATTTATCAGAGGTCAAATCTGAACTTATCAAAAAAGGGAAAATCAGAATAGAGGATGGAAAGATCAGGAATAAAAGATGTTCTGAGGAAATCCAAGCAGCTAAAGAAAGACATGATAAATCTAAAAAAGCTGCTACTGCTAGATGGGGTGTTCCAAACAAGTCTTTTGGTACACCAAATGGGTATAAAAATACAACACCTAATGCTAACGCATCATCTGAGCATATGCCTGAGCATGATCCAAGCATATGCCAACCACTAACCACTAACTACAAACCACTAACTACTAATAATAAACTAAATATATACACGCAGGAGTTTGATATTTTCTGGCGAAAATATGTTCTTGATGAGAATGATAGAAGATCAACTAAGTATGATAGTTATCAGCAGTGGAAGAAGTTAAAAGATGAAGATAAAGAATCTTTAGGCGAAAAGTTCCTTACTTACAGAAATCAAAAAGGGGAATATTATAAAGCACTTGAGAGGTTTATTTCAAAGAAAATATTTATGGAAATAGTACCTGAGAAGCAGCTTTCTGATCAAGAACTCAAAGACTGGAAGTTTAATTCTGATGTAGATATGCGCCGTAAAGGAATGAAGCCTTTATCTTGGTCAGTAGGTTATATCAGGGAACTTGACGAATATATTGAGAAAAACCCAGTATGATTATTTATGGGCTAGGAAATGGATCTTAGCCCATTCTCTATCTTGCTCTTTAAATTCTACTTCTACAAACTTGTCAATGCCTTGAGCAGCATTATCAAACTTGAACAAGTCAAGAAAAAACTGAATAGATTTATTAGTAATATGGTAAACATTCATGGTGGCAATATAAGAATTAATTGTTATCTTTAAATTGATAAATGAGTAAATCAGATATGCAAAAACCACAGAATTACATCATTATAGATAATGAAGATGGCACATATTCCGCTTATGTGAATTATGGGGTATTTGAAAGCAAAGAAGATGCAGAAATAAGTTTACAATATGTTATGGATCTAATGGGATATAAATTACAACCCCAAGTGACTTATCACTGATGAATGTTCAATTAAAAGCAATTACGGATATAAAACCTTACGCTAGAAATCCTAGAAAAAAGAAAAATTTAGATAAGGTAGTTCAAAGCATTAAAGATTTTGGATGGCAGCAACCTATCGTAGTAGATAGAGCAGGAGTGATTGTTGCAGGTCATTCCAGATATGAAGCTGCTAAGATATTAGAGTGTAAAGAGATACCAGTGTTGATTGCTGATCTATCCCCTGAAAAAGCAAAAGCATATAGAATAGCAGATAACAAAACAAATGAGTATAGTGAATGGGATTTTTCCTTATTAAACAAAGAATTTACGGACTTGCTAGATATCAATATGGATTTAGAGATCACAGGGTTTGATACTAAAGAACTTGAAGATTTCTTTACATTTGATAAAGAGGATGATGTAGCCAAGATTAAGACAGAGAAATCCTGCCCAAATTGCGGTACAAAATTAAAATAGAGTACACTCTACTCATAAAGAGGTAAAAACATGGCAAGACCAAAACTAGATATCAAAGGGGAGGAAGTTCAAAAATTAGCATCATATGGATGCACTAATACAGAAATTGCAGACTATTTTAATTGTAGTGAAGGCACTATTAGAAATGGTTTTTACGAATATTTGACAAAAGGCAGAAGCATAAAGAAATTGCGTTTAAGACAAATCCAATGGCAGATAGCAGAAAAGGGAAATGCAGCTATGGCTATTTGGCTAGGAAAGAATGAATTAGGTCAATCTGATGGTGGATTGATTACAGAAGATAACGAGCCTTTAGCATGGTCAGTTGATTAGTGCCGCTAAGTAAACCTCAAAAAAAAATATTAGAATGTGATAAGCGTTTCAGAGTATTAATTACTGGAAGAAGATTTGGTAAGACCTTTTTATGTATTCAAGAAATAGCTAAATTCGCCAGATACCCTAAAAAGAAAGTTTGGTATGTAGCGCCAACTTATCGTATGGCTAAAGACATTGTTTGGAATGATCTAGTAGATAGA